CCCAGGGCTGGGTTTAGTGGCTGGGCGACTGCATCTTTCGCCGCAGCACCGAGCGGAGATTCCTGATCCCGCGATGATCAGAGGGGGTGTCCGGGGCGAATACTGGCCCGTTCATATCTGGGTGTTCGAACCGCCAATGACCGCCACGGGTTTTGGTCGCGATGAAGCCCTGGCGCTCAAGTTGGCGCCTTGCTTCCTTCATTTGGCTACTGGCCGACAAGTTAGTACTCCTTGGTAGGCGGCCAACGGCGTACAGCCGCTCTCGGCCGCAACACTGGGTTGACGACCCGAGGTGCCAAGGAGACGAATTGCTCCGTGCGCATCCTCCTTCCACTTGCCGGGCTCAGCCCGACGTCACAGAAGGCGGCAACAGCCACTCACGGCATTCCCAAAACGTACGAGACCACCGGAAAGTAACCGATGAAGTCCCGCGTAGCCGCCCGTCGCTTTCGAGGCGACGGTGGAAGGCGCGCATAGCTGCGTCGCGGTGATTACCCTGTAGTCACGTTAGCCATTTCGAGTCAAGCGCCAATGTGGGCCATCATCGGGGGGAACGGGGCGTCCCAGGTTGAGGCTGTCCCAGGGCAGGGGTCAGCCTAACCGCGCGGCTTGTGCTGACCGAGGACGCGTCGGTCAGGTGACGGTGTAGGGTCCGGTGACAAGCAACCCGATCACCGCGCCGCCCGCGCTCAACGCCTCGATCCACAGGTAGGAACTGCCGGCCGTCGCGATCTCCTGCGGGTAGGCGCCCCACAGCGACCCGCTGTAGTTCGACGCGCTGATCCAGCCGGACGTCGGCGCCACGGTGGCGGAAGCACCGAACGCCTCTCGCAGATTGGCCGGCGTCGGCGTCACGGTGACGTTGACGCCCGGACCATAGCTCGGGGCATACGGTCCCGCCGGCGAAATGTAATTGAGCGTAAGGCTCGTGGTGTAGGTTGTCCCGTTCGCCGTCGCCGAGAAGCTGCTCGCGCCGGCTGCATTCACCGCCGCCACCTGAAAATCATACTCCGTGCCTGGGCTAAGTCCGGTAATCGTCGTCGTGGTGCCGGCGATCCCGGTCACCTGGGTCCAGGAACCGCCGACGCTCGTCACGCGGTACTGCGCGGTGTAGCCGGTCGCCGCGTCATGCGTGCCGTCGATCGCCGCGGCCGACCAAGTGATGGCGACGCTTGACGTGGTGATCGCCAGCAGCGTCCCCGCGGCAAGGCCGGTGGGCGCGTTCGGTGCGGCGGCAGATGTGGTCGCGCTCGCGGAGGATGACGTTGCGGTGCCCGCCGTGTTGCTGGCGATCACCTGGAATTTGTACGCCGTCGCGTGCGCCAGCCCGGTGACGCTGACCGAGGTTCCGGCGATCGGCGCACCGTACGTCGTCCAGCCGCCGCCCGACGCCGCCTGGTATTGCACCGTGTAGGTCGCCGCGGCGTCGTGCGTGCCATCCGTGGCCGAAGCCGTCCACGACAGCGCGACCACGCGGTAGGCTGGTGAGCCGGCCGCCGCAGCGAGGCCGGTCGGCGCGTTCGGAGGATTAAGCGCCGTGGTGGCCGTCGCCAGGTTCGACGGAGATCCAACGCCCGAGGCGTTGCTCGCCAGCATCTGGAAGTCGTACGCCGTGTTGCTCGACAGGCCGGTGACCGTGAAGCCGGTCGGCGAGGGTCCGACCGTGCTCACGGTTGACCAGATGCCGGCACCATGCGCGCTGACCTGGACGATGTAGCCCGACGCAAGACCCCCGGCCGCCGCCGGCGACCACGAGAGCACCGCGGTGCTCGCCGTTGTGCTGACCACCGCTAGGCCCAGCGGCGCGTTCGGGGCGGGAAGCTGGTAGACGCCAACGCTCGGCGCCGCCGCGATCAACGGGACACTCGCGCCTGCGGCCAGGTCATAGGTGGGGTTCACCGTCGGATCGGTGCCCGAGGCCAGCGCCTGAAGAATGGTCGGACAGAACGCCGGATGGATCGCACCCGATTCCGCCGCGATCTGATCCGACCGGCTGGCGTCGAGGTAGAGGCGGTGTGCGATCACCAGCGACGGGAGAGGAAGCTGCAGGTTGACCGTCACGATGCTCGGCAGGCTCGCACCGCGTATCGTCAGGTCCTGCACCACGGCGGAACGGAGCGCCTTCAAGGCGGTATAGGTCGCATCCTCGCCGGCATCGCCGGCAGCGGTGATCTCGCGGTCCAGCGCGGCGGCCATCGACACGCGCAGCGCAGCGGCGTCGTTGTAACTGCTCGGCTGGTAGGACGCCGACGCGCGCGCCAGGCTGACCAGCGCGGCCCGCCGGCACGCCGCCGCCATGGCGTCGCGCATCGCGGCCATCGCAGCACCGATGCCCACGGTCCCGCCGGCCTGGTCCGAGAAGGTGAAGCCGGCGAGCGAAAGCAGCACCTGCACCTGGTCGGCGGGGTCGGTGACGCCGGCCCGCATGGCCTCCACCAGCGCCGCCAGAGCGTCCAGCATGTCGGCGGAGGCATCATACGAGGCAGCGGCTGCGGCGGCGCCAGCGGCCGCCAGGGCCAGCGCGGCACGCTGATTGGCGAGCTGGGCCTGGAGCATCGCAACCGTGGTGCCGATCGGCAGCATGGTCGAGGCCGAGCCCGCGCCGTAGCGGCCGTAGGAGGTATTGGCATCGGGCGGCGGGAGCGCCGCTGCCATGCCGACGATCGCCGTTGGGTTGGCGCCCCCGGCGATCGTCGCCGCGGCGAAGCTGGCCACCACCGTCTGGCCCTCGCCGGTGACCGCCGGGCCGGCCGTGGCGGCTGGGATCGCCGTGCCGCCCAGGTCGCTACCGGAGGCCGTCAACGCGCTGTCGGCCGCGGCGAACACGGCAACCGCGGTCGCGATGATCGTGGACGGGAAAACCGGGCTGCCCGCTTCGATGAATTGGAACGCGACCTCGATCACCCGCATCTTGTCGCGGTGGATCGCGGTCGAGGCCGACCCGATCGCCACCTTCACGGCGCCGATCGTCGGGTGGATCAGCAGCCCCGGCCCCTTCGTCTCCACCGCGTTGTCGAGCAGGAGCTGCATGACGGGCGCCAGGTCGCCGATCAGGTAGCCGGAGAAGCTGTAGATTCGCAGCGCGCGGCCCATGTCCTCCGGCCAGCCGCCATCGACGTAGGGGTACTCGTGGATCGCCTGCCGCCGGCCTTTCTTGGCCTGTGCGGCGATCATCTTGAACGGCACACCACGGAAGCTCGCCGTTTGCAGCAGGCCCATGAAGCCGGCGATGCTGGTCGGCGGCGCGAAGCCGGTGACACCGGTAAAGCCGCTCATCGCGTCAGCTCCACGGGCCGCCGACCATCGGCATGCTGTGCTCGATCCTCGGCGGCGACGTGCTGACCGCGCCCGTGCCGACCGCGGTTGCCGTCGTTCCCTGCGGTGCATTGTGCAGATGCACGTCCACCTGGACATGCCCGGCCAGGCCCGCGATTGCCGGGGCGCTCGCGACATGCCCGGCGCGCTGCGATTCCAGGCCGGGCGCGCCACCGCTCTCGTAGGGAAAGAACGCGTTCGCCGCACCGAAGGCATCGGGCGAACCGCGCACGCCGCTCATCAGGGCCGCGTTCCGGCCGCTGCTGAGGTCCTCGACAAGGAAGCCGTAGTTTGCCTCATCCGAGGACGGGTCCAGATGGTGCGCTGCCGCCCATTGCTCGAACTCGACACGCCGCGGACCCGTCCACTGCGCCCAACCAAATCCGCCGCGCGAGCCTGGGATCAGCGGATGCTCCTCGTTGATCCCTTGCAAGCCGGACTCGGCCATCAGGTTCGACACGATGCCGGCAGCCTGATCCTTGGTGATACCGAGGTCACTCGCGAGAGAATCGCGAACGCCTGCGGCCCGCTCTTGGTTCGCCTTGTTCAACAGGCTCCGCGATGCAGCGCGATTGCTGGTGGCACCAAGCCAATGCCACGCGCGTTCATACCAAGGCGGGCGATAATCATCCGACGACGGCGCCGGGTTGAACGGGGAACCGAGCGGCGCAAAGGGCAGGTGAACACCGCCCGGCGTAAAGATCGTCCTTGTGTCGTCAAGCGTCTTCGCCGGCGGGAGCTGATTTGCCAGGTAGCCGATACCGGCTGACACCGCCAACAGTTCAGTCGGTCCAAGCAGGCCGAGCGCGCGCAGTATCCACACCGCCGGCTTGATCGCGGACAGCGCCGCAACAGCCCCGAGCACGGCGCCGGCATTCTTTCCGTAGGAGTCTGCCAGGTCTTTGTTCCGCTCGATCCAATGCGACGTGGTGTCGAGAACCTTGGTCGCAGTGCCCGACCAGCTATCAACGATGCGATTGCCGACGCCCTCGATCGCGAGGCCGAGTTCGGTCCAGGACAAATTCATTTTCTTCGCGTTGGCAGCCATCTCGGCAGTCATCACGCCACCAGTTTCCCGCGCCCGGGCCACAAACGCATCGAGGCCCGCCTGACCTTTCTCCAGCAGCGGCAGCAAATCCTTGTCGACGCCGACAGCGGCGAGCGCCCGGCCGGCCGTCGCCTTGTCGGTATAGGTGGATGCCTTGTTTGCCAGCTTGCCGAGGGCGTCCTCCGTCTTGGTGATGTTGCCCTGTTCGTCGCGCCAGTCGATGCCGAGCGCCTTGAGGTTCATCTGCGCCGTGGCGTCGCGATTATAGAACGCCGCATGGAACGTTTCGGACAGCCCTTTCAGGCTGCTGTCCATCGCGTCGGCCGAGCTGCCGGCCAGCCGCGCGGCACCGCGCAACGCGCTCAGCCGATCGACCGGCGTGTTCAGCAGGTTCGCGGTCTTGCTGATCGAATTGCCGGCGTCGGCCCACCGCCGGCTCAGCTCGACCATCCCGCCGAGGCTCGCAGCCGAGGTAATCCCGACCATCGGGCCGGCCAGACGTTCCACTGCCCGCGCTGCGCCGAGCGCTCGATCGCCGAGCGTCTGCATGCCCTCGGCGGCGCGGTTGATGCCGGTGACGTCGCCGAATTTCGCCAGGCTCTTGTTGAAGCGGTCCGCCGGCGCGGTCAACGCGGCGATGCGCTTGTTGATCGCATCGAGGCCTGCACTCGCGGCATCGTTGATGCTGACGCCGATGGCGAACCCGGCCGACTTACCTGCCACGTTCGCGCTCCGTGATTCGCGGCATCAGGCTCGCCCACCGCAGCAGCGCCGGCAGCTTCAGGGCCAATGCCCAGCGCAGACCGTCGCCGTAGAATCGGCCGACCCTCGCCGCGCTGATCTCCAACGCGCCCGACCGGGCAAGTCCGATCAGGCAGGCGGCGCCGTCGCTGCTGCCAGCGCGGCGGCGGCCTTCGCCGCTTGCTCGGCCGCCAAAGCCTCGGCCGCGGCCTCGGCCAGCACGGCCTTGCGCCGCGCGGCCCGCCAGCTCTCCAAAGGGTCGGGGGCTGGCGCGCCCACGAACTCCTCCAGGTAATCCGCGATCTGCTGGTTGAACCAGTGCGGCTGCTGCTTGAGCACGTCGTACGGAACATGCTCCGCCGAAGCCGACTCCAACATGCGCAACGTCACGTCGAGGCCGGACGCGCCGTGAACCGCGGTCGCCTTCAACACGTCCTCCGTGGTCGGTGCACCGACAGTCAGCTTCGTGTACTGCATCCCGCCGTGCATCTGCGGTTTCGGCAGCGTCCAGACGATCGGCTCTGGCACAGGCACCCATTCGATCGGGCCGCGAAGCGGACCGATGTGCCGTAAGGCGTCTGCCGCACTCATGAGCTTGCTCCAATTTCCATGATGGTTCCGGCCACCCCTTCAAACCGAAAATCGAATCCCGCGTCGGCACCGTTCACACCAGGGCGGCCGACATACCAGAGGTTATGCCCGACGATCTGCTTACCGTTCGCCAGCAGGAAGACGACGGTGGCATTGCTCAGGCCGGTGAACGACGTGACACTGTTCGTTCCGGTGTCGCGGAACTTGCCCGAGATGTAGGGCGCGACGGGCTTCTGATCGTAACCGTCAACACCCGACAGGCTGCTCATCGTCGTGTTCTCGACGTTTGCCGGGTCCCAGATGAATTCGATGACTGAGATCGCGCTGCCGTTGACGCTCGCTGCCGTGATGCCGGCGAGCCGGCGATTGGTCGGCGTGCTCGGCGCCAGTGTTGTGCCTGACGTGGATCAGCCCTTTTAAGTGCTCTGCCGGAATTGAATGAGGAGGCCGACGTTGATGACCTGGTCGCTGAAATCGAGCGGCAGATACATCAGCACCTGACCCTTGGTTCCCGGCCCGGCCGTGGCATTTTGTGCGAAGGTCTGCACGTTCTGGACGATGAAGATACTCGCCAGGTAAGCATAGATCGCGATCACCGCGCCGAGCATCGCGTTCGGCGTGGTGGCGGGCGAACCCGGCGGGATCAGCGTACCGTTGCTGACCAGGATCTTGCCTGGAGCAATGAACTGGCTGGTGATCTGCGTCGCGATGTAGCGCGCCGCGTACATCGCCTGGAACATGATGTTTGTGTTCAGATACGAGTTGTCCGGCTGGCCGCTCGCATTGCTCTGATAGGTCGTGATCGAGCGGTCGATGCGGCAGACGCCAGCCGCGTCCACGGTGAAGGTGCTGACGCCGTCGAACAGCAGGGTGTTGCGCTCCCCCGGCGTGTCCTGCGAGGCGATTGGCGGCGGCAGCAGGTTGAGTTGCTGTGTCGCGAGGCCCTGCGCGGCGTTGACGCGCAGCCGGATGACATGCGCGGCGCACCAGTCTGATGCCTCCAGCCAGGCCGGCGTCGGGCTGTCATAAAAGCCAAGGATGGTCGCGTGCTGGTCGTTGCGCGCCGTGCCGAATGTTGTCCGGGCGCTAAAGGTGCCGCGGTAAGCCGAGAAGGCGTGCCCATACAGCATCGTCTCCGCCGCCCAGCGCCCGGATGAATCGGAGAGGAACGTCGCCAACGCATTCAGGCTGGTCGTGTCGGTATAGGGGAGGTCGATGTAGTCGAAGAGTTGGACGCCCAAATTCGACAGCAGTGTGGTCAGAGTCGGGTTGGTCGCGCCGCCCGAAAAGGCGTTGATCGTGTATCCGACCCCTGGCGGGACGACCTCGCCGTTCTGTGCGCCGCGATAGGCGAACCGGATGTCGATGTCGTTGAGCGCGAGGCCCTTGTGCAGTGCGGTCAGATCGACCTGGAAGGCGTTCGTCCCGTCAACCGCTGCCGTGCATGCAACACCAACCGAGGCCGCGATAGCGGCAACTGTGTTGGTCGCGATGGTTGACGCGGTGTCGCCGAGGTTCACTGCCACCGGGATCGACACACCCATCAAATACAGCGGCAGCGTGCCCGCGGCAGTCGCCGGGCCGGTGAAGCTGATGCTCCCGGTTGCAGCGGTGCCGCCGCTCGCGTCCGCCAGCGGGCCGAGCCAGACCTCCCCGAACGGGTCCATCAAGCGGTAGGCGGCATATTTCAGCGCCAGCATCGAGTTCAGACCGCACAGCCCGTTGACCTGGGTCTGGCTGTACGCCTGCACCGCGACGTTCGGGGTTGCGGTGCCAGCGCTGGTGATCTGGCCGATCAGCAGCGCGCGCGCATTCTGCGTCGCGGTGTTGGCCTGGCTGGGATCGAACTCGGCATTGACGCCGGACGGGCGCCAGTACTGCCAGGGGAAATACTTGAAGGCGAGGGAGCTGCTGTAGCTCACGGCTTGATCTCCGCCTGCTGCAGACCCTCGGGCGACTGACCCGAGGGTTCGCCACGCGTAGGACACGACGAAGCAAGGTCGCGCTCGTGTGCGTCCCCGGGCCAGCCCGCGGCAGTGGCCGGCGGCTCGGCAAACACTACGTCGCCATCGCGGACGCGGCGGTGCCAGAAAGTTATCTCGGGCACGTGCTCGCCCTGCGGCGACAACAGGCGCTTGTTCGGCCCGCGTACGGTCAAGGGGAGAGCAGGATCATCCTGCCGGCGCCCCGGTTTGACAAACATTGCTACCTCAGAGTGTAGAATTTTCATGCGGACGTTGGCTGGGGCGGCTCTGGTCGGAATCGACCCACAGCGGCGGTAAGGCTAATGTGGCAAACTGGCCATCTAATGTCTGGCGCGCGCAAACTTCGGTTTGGGGTCCGTGAGGTGTAGCATTCCACAAAATATGCAACTGCTATGTTTAGGAGATAT